CTTTTACTAATCCATCCTCTCCTTCAAATGTAATAAGTCCGGTAGCAGGAACTTCCGTTTCTTCAACTCTTTCTTCTAACATATAAGGTGTTGGAATACCAGATATACTCCCTGGTTCTAACTGAATGTCTGTGAAATATCTATAACCAGCGGTATTTCCATCTCCTTCAGGTGCCCCATTATTATACCCAATAATCCACTGTATAGTATCTTCTTCCGTTGTAAAATTTCCATGTACTCGTTTCCACGTTTTTCCATCAATTACTTTTTCTTCAGAAACTATACCATGAGTATGATAATTTAAAATATTTGAATCATCTATTTTTTTTATAAAAATAGTTCCTTGATCTGTTAAACTATCCCAATCATCTGTCCACATTACCCAACAACTTGCAATATAAGACTCTCCAGGAATAAGACCACTTATTCTCATTCTATATTGATTACCAGCAACACCACCTACTGAAGTCATTCGTAAACAATATTTACTATGACCTGGATTTGGAAATTCAACTATTTCATTTGTTGGCCATGAGTCTGGACTTACTCGTTGAGAAACATCAGTTTCATCTTTAAAATGTCCATTTGTTATTAAATTTTTAGATGGGGACAACTGTTCAGTTTCAATAACAGGAGTATACCTTGTTATTTCTTCTGGTTCACCATCATAATCTAAAACAAAAGCTTCTCTTATTTTAAGAGTTCCATCTTTCATTGCATCAAATAATGAAATACTTGACGCGTTTAATGTAGCTGTTTTTCCATCATCACTAAAGGTAATATAAGATTCCCCACTTACATCAGAGTAGGACAAACAAGTATAACCTAATAATCTAAACTGTTCATAATAATCTAAATCGTCTATTCCTGGATTTGGCCTCAGTCTTATCTCAGTCCGTGACGGTGAAACTTCTTGTAACCAAAATTTATCTTCTTGAACGAGAAGTTCTATTTGATTACCATCATTATCTACTATAGGTTCTTCAGAAGTACCAGCATATATCTTTCCATCTGTATTTATAAAATATTCTTCTTTATAGATATTTTTATCAGATTTTTTAACTAAAACAATTTTATTAGAACCACCTATCTGTCTTAAAAAATTATAAACTACTTTATAAGTTCCTCGTTCATAACCAAGACCTCTAACTTGGGCACCTATATCTAAATTAGTCGGTAATGGATATTCAAGTTGTCCTGAAGCAAGATAATTATCACTTGTATCATATACACAATACTCAATTATATCTGATTCAAGTACACCAAATGGTGCTACAGAATCTCCACTATCTAATCCAGTTATTCCTATAAGAGGCAAATCTTTAGATTTTAACCTTGATAATTTATTGGTTACTGGATCTATAGTTAACTGTTTTTTCTTTGCCATTATAATTCCGTAAATTCTCTATCTATTACTTTACTAAGATCCTCATTTTCTTCATATTCAAAATATCCATCAGAATAAGAAATGGTGTGATTACCAACATGACTTGTTCCATCCGTTCCTTGACCTGGAGTTATGTTTTCGAATAAAACTATCTTACCAGATGATTCTCTTAAAATACCGTCATCTGTATTTCCAGATGTGGTTCTTTTTTGTATTATTTCTAAATACTTAGATTCATCTCTTCGTAAAATATCTTGATAAAATTCAAGATTATCTAATTCATCTACTGTATATGGCATTTTTTATCTCACCACTTTAAATGAATGATTCTCATCAAAATATTGAACGGTTTCATTGGTAGTTCCACTACCACTTACTACTTTGTACTCTACTCTATAAAATCTTTCTGACTGTAATCCATTCATCCACAAATTAAAATAATTTCCTGTAGAATCACAACTTACTACTGAACCACTTCCGAATGGTACAATAATATCTTCAGTATAAGCATCTTTTATTTGATAATATGTACTTCCACTTGGTAAATATTTTGCTGTAATATATCCTGTACTATATCCTGTAGTTGAAAATGTTTTTTCAGGATATCTTTCTCTACCTACAACTCTAAATTTTACCTTTGAAGCTTCTCTATATTCTGGTCGTAATCCTCTCATATAAAGAACCATATCTTCTAAATTAGTAGATGAAAGTGCTGATAATGAACCAGTTGCCCATGTAGAATCATCCCAAACTACTTCAAGTTTTGGTTGATAAACTGTATGTGTTTCTCTCCCAAAAAATGAAAAAACACCATAGTTCGTAGCATTGCCCTCTTCAACAAGAGTGCTTGCATTACCTATACTACCACTTCTTTTTATCATAAAACCTTCATTTGGAACTGTACTGCCCAACCACTTCCACGTGATATCAGTTACATCCATTCTTAAATCTGCTGGTTCGTGTGTAAAAGACTGGGAAGCTTCATATCCACTTCCACTATACCAAGTACCACCAGATCCACTTACACTTGACCAATATGTTTTAGTGTTACTATTATCTCTCCATCTCCAAGTTGCCCCATCTTGAAGTTCGGGAACGCTATCACTTCTACCATCTCCCAAGTCCCAAGATTGACTAACTGGATATCCATATAACTTTTGTGATATATTTAACGCCCTTGAATTTGCATCGTATAAATTCAAATAAAATTTTGGAAAGTTAGATGAAGATGGAATTAAACCCGATGATATAGATTTGGAAATATAAGTCAAATCAAATTTAATTAAAGCACGAGAAGCATATACTACTGAACCATCTGAATTTACATCTTTATTAATTTCAAGAATCTCATCAAGTCCTGTATTCATACTTGAACTTCTCTCATATAATGTTGTATCTTTGGTTGCGTATTCAAAATAATGCATTAGATATCTCCCTTGACTCTACCTCGTATATCAGTATCGGGGTATTTAACTTCAAAAATGGCAGGATCAACTGATGGATAAACTACTCCATTAAAAGTTGCATTTGCAACATCATATAAATTTTCTGAATATCCACTCCCCCATTTATTTTCAATTATAATTAAATCTTCTCTATCTTCTTGTGGTTTAACTATAGTAGCAACTCCATCAACTGAAAGTATTTCGGAAGTTATATCAGTCAAAACAATAGGTTGATTTATTTGCCACTTATCTATACGAAAATATTCCTTTAATTTACTAACACAACTCAACATCACTTCATTTTTATTAAACCCCCTCTTAGTAAAAATAGCAAATCTAACTCCAATATTAATTACCCAAGCATCTTTTAATTGAACTGCATCTGTCATCATTCTATATTGAGTTAAATATGTTTTTATGTTCTCTTTTACTGCATCATTTAATCCAACCAATTTTTTATTTTGATCATATCCAAGTGTATACATATTCAATGCCAATGGATTTGGTTGAGATTCGGGTTCAGCCTCATTCTGTCCTACTGCTGCTACCTGTTCATCTTGTATTATATAAATTTTTGCTATATTACCATATTTAGGTGGTAATGAATATACACGAGTTATATAATCATCCTTTGTTACAGCCCTACTCTGTGCTTGAAAATAAGCAAGTGCATTTACTCTAACATTCTCAAGTGTTTCAGCACCACCACCTCCAGTTGCTGGATTTGGATTTGATGCTGCCACAGAATCTTGTGAAATTGTTTGTAAAGTACTATCTAAACTTAAAGAATTATTAAACTCAGAACTAAGTAAAGTAATATTATTAATAGTATTAGATGCTACATTATCATCAATCCCACCACCATATGAATATTTAATTGTTAATGTAGTATTTGTTGGACATTGACCATAAGTTTTTGTATTCAAAAAATTTGCTGGATCAAATGATGTATCAAGGAAACTTGGTGTTCCTGGTAAATTAGAACCTACATTACTTGGATTTGGTATTATTTCTTCATCTGCTCCTGATGCTACTCCTGAACCAAATCTCATTTCAGTTTTACCATCTGTTCTAATAAAAGTTTTAAATCGTTTAGAAGTCTTTACAAGTTTTAATAAAAATGGTGCAAAATTTCTACCTTCTACTAAATCTGGAGAATTTTTTGCAGTATTATCAAAATCAGCGTATACTGTATCTTGTGCTAAAAATGGAACTTCATACCAACTATTCCCATCACTATCTGTTACAGAAATTATTTCTAATATAGGACTGTTTGCTAATGCAATTCTTTTATATTTTTCTGCTGATCCAAATGTTACATACTCAGTAGTAACTGTTCCACTAACTGCCTTTACTTGCTTTTTCAATAACCACTTAGTAATATTACTTTCATCATCTACTTCAAATATATCTTCTTGTCTTGGACTCAATGAACTTGAGTCCCAAAAGATAACATCTCCCGTTGTTCTAAAAATAGTTCCATTGGTAGATGTTGACTGCATTCCAGCTGGAATTGTAAGACAATAATCTTCATTAGGTTGTCTTTTACCGTCCTGTTCATTATTAGGATCAGCAGGAACTGTTTGAAATACATCA